TTCAGTGTTGATGACATTGTACGAAGCGACATTGTGGCAGATCTAGTAAGAATGTTTATAGCAGAAAAAGTTTAATACTTTCTAGGGGATAGAATACCTGACGTTTAAGAAGGGCTGTCCCCTAGTGTTATTAAAGGTAGTATTTATGTATTATAGTAAAGAAGAAATAAGTAATGCTTTAGAAAGAGCAAAAAGAATTATTAATGAAAGAACAAGTAGTATAGATAAGTTTACATGGGGATACAATGACTGTTTTTGTTTTCTTATCGAATATGATAAAGCACTAAAAGGTAACAAATCAAAAGCAGAAGATATTAAAGTAGAATATAATAATCCGAGGGAATATTTACTAGCCTTACGTAATAAAGGATTTACTCTTAAAACTTTTGCTGAGTATTGTAATTATGAAATACGTCCTGACTTAAGACCCCAATATGGTGATATTGGTTACATGGATGGCTCTGCAGTTATAGCAGAGAATGGTCACTGGGTCACAACTGATGAAGATAATTCAGGAATAAAACAAGGCTCTCGTTATATGTTTTTAGATAGACGATTGAGTCTTTTAGCCAGACCATTAAGGAGTTAATTATGAAATATTATTTTGAGGGTTATGAAATTGTAGCCCCACTTTCTATTGCGTCAAATGAACCTATGTTTGATGCAGATACAATTTCACTTAAAAAGCAAAGATCATCACAAGGTGCTCAACGTTGGGAACTATCTTTTAATATTGTAACAACTACTCCTGCAGATGCTCTTTTAACCATTGTAGACTTTGATACAGTACAAACTATGACTATGCCTCAGTTAAAAGAGGTTAACGATCGTTTAAGTACTGTAAACTATCCAAAAGGTGCTTTTGTAACAGGCAGCAATAACAAAGTCTATATGATTAAGTCAGACGCTTCTAGTGTAGTTGACTCTAACCTTTACCCAACACCACCTAGTGGTCTAACTTATTCAACAGTTGCCAATGCAACAATTAGATATTATCGAGATATTAGTGATTTAAGAGGTATAACTTTCAGTGATGGCATTTTAGCCGATCCTGGAACTATTAATATTATAGAGGCGTTGTAATGAGAACTTTTAGCAGTACAGTACAAAACTTAATTAGTCAAGATACTGTTGACTTTTTCTTTTTAATTGATTTAGAATTTTCTACTACTTACCGTTTATCTTCTTTACCTTATGATGTAACTTTTGATGGAAACAACTATACAGCTAATGGTGCTATTCTTGAAGTAGACTCACCAAAGTTCTCTTCGGTAGTAGACCGTGAATCTTATCGAGTAGTTGTTGTTGAAGATGACAATGATACTTTTAAAAGTGAAATTGATCAGAATGTTGTTGGAAAAGATATGACAGTTAGAGTTGGATTTTTTGACTCTAATGGTGATCCTGTTCTTACAACTAACGATGTTCTTTTAGTTTATAAAGGTTATGTTGATAGTCCTGCCATTAGTAATAACTTTGATAATAAGTTAGTTACGTTTGAAGGAACTTCTCCTATGTCTGACCTTGATATGGTTATTCCTTTTATTGGTTCTAAAAATGGTATTAAACAAAAAGATGAAGATGATGAAAGCTTCTCGAACATTTACGGTGAATCTGTAATCAAACTTAAGTGGGGGAAAGTCTAATGCCAGTAGAACCAATTACTTATTTAGGCAAAACTGCCCTTCAATGGTTTACCTTTGCAGTATCTACTGCTTATCAAATTCAACAATATAATAAACTTAAGAGAGAAGCAGATAAACGTAAAGGCTTTGCTATTAATAAACGGGGCGAAGCTACTCATATACCTATTGTTTATGGTAAACAAGCTTTAGGACTTATAGAGGCTAATCATAAAACAAGTAACTCTTTTACCTACGCAGCACCTGGATCAAGTGGAACTGAATGGTTTTCAAAAAATACTTTTTTAAACCAAAATAGAAGTACTGGAAAAAATAGTACTCTCTTTATGGATGGAGCAATTTGTCAAGGCGGTATTGAAGGTGTTCAAGGGTTTACTGTTGATGATAGTGTTTACAATAGAGATAAAAAGCATAGACATGTCGTACATACTTATAACGATCAGTTAACAGCAACTTCCCCCTTAGGTAATGCAAACAGTATTGGTGATAATCATAAGTTTACAGGACTAGCTCACGCAACTTGTGCTTTTCATTTAAATCGTGACGACTACAACTATAATGGTATTCCTAATCTTACATTTTTTGTAAAGGGTCGTAAGGTACGCCCAGTTATAGAAAGCAGTGGAACTTATAGCCTTGGAGGTTATATTTATTCAAATAACCCTGCATGGTGCTTACTTGATTATTTATTAGGAGATCATGGTCGTAATATTGATGTTTCTGAAGTAGACTTAGAATCTTTTTATAATGCAGGTACTATCTGTAATACTACAAAGATGACAGGTGTTACAGTTGCAGGAACCGTTAATGGGGAATATCCTATTGAAGCTTATAATACTTTTAGTGATTTCCCTGATGTAACTAGCGATGATACTAACGAAGATACTTATTATAAAGCGTTAGATACTGGAAACTTCTATACCTTTACACAAACAGGCACAGAAGAAAACCCTAACGGAAGTTATTCTAGTGCAACTTTAGGTACTCGTAATATCCCTCTATATGAATGTAATATTTCTTTAGATTCTGAAGCTACTGTTCGTGACAATATCGAATCTATCCTTAATACTATGCCCTTGGCTGTTTTAACTTGGACTTCTGATGGAAAATATAAATTACAACTAGAGTATCCTTCTAATCAAACTGCCTTAGAAGCTCTTACAGTTAAGACCTTAAATAACGATAATGTTATTAGAGACAGTGTTGATCTTCAATGGAGTTCGGCCTCAGAGCGTTTCAACTCTGTGACTGTTACTTTTCTTAATGAGCACGAAAACTTTAAAGAAGACAGTAAAACTTGGCCTAACCAAGAAACAGCAGCTGGACGTAGCCTTTATGCTTCCTTGTTAAGTGAAGACAACAATCAACCAATGTCTACTGACATTCGTTTAGAAGGCGTTACAGACCCTTATCATGCTCTGGCTCATGCAGAACAGATTGGAAGACAATCTAGAACTGCTCATAATATAAGTCTAATAGCTACTAAAGACGCTATTGGTTTAGAGCCTGGAGATTTTATTAAGGTGGAACTACCTCTATCAGACATTAATGCTGTTTATAGAGTTAACTCGACAGAGATTGCTGAAGATCTTAGTATTAGAATTGATGCGTTTTATATTGATATTAACAGCTATGCTTGGAACGTTGCAGACAATGACAATCCTGGAGTTACTGTAACTAATCCAACTAGTTTTGACCCTGATTTAGTTACTAACTTAACATGGTCAACAACAGCACTTTATAATGGCGTAGCATCAGGTAATCTTTCCTGGACTGCAGCTGATAGTGATGTGCTTTATTATATTGTACAAGCCTCAAACGATAACCAGAGTACTTGGTTTGATTTAGGGACTACTACAGGTACTAGCTTCGATGTTATTGCCTTAGAACAAGACACTTATCATTGGGGAGTACGAACAGTCGCCCCTAACGGACAAGTTTCTGATAGAGTAGTAATTGGCCCTTATAATGTAACTTACACAGGGCCAAAGACACAAGACTATATTTACGGTACAACTTCAAATCAAGATACTAATACTCAGTCTTATGATGATACTCTAAGTGAAACTACGTATCCATACTTTGCAGTAATTGATTATAAGCCTGATGAACAACCTACACTCCCTGTAAGAAGTTCTAGTGGTATTACTTTAAATTTTATACCAAGAACTGCAACGTTAGTAAGGGAACTAAGTGTTTATCAGAGATCTTTATCAACACCTTCCGCACCAAGCGGGGGTAGTTATAATTTTTCAACAAACACTTTAACACCACCTAGTGGTTGGTATACCTCTGTTCCTATAGGGGTTGGGCCTGTTTGGATTTCAAATTCTCAGGCAGAAGGTTATCAAGCTACTACTAACGCTACACCAGCTAATTGGTCAACTCCTGCTATTTTAGGACAAGATGGCGAAGATGCAGGAGTATTAATTGTTTACGCAGATGACGCAAGCGGTACGAATAAAACCACTACTTATAGTAATCAAGAGTATGTTCTTTATTATGAGTACACAGGAACAGCACCTGCTGTAAGTACTATTACAGGTACTTGGATTAAATTTGTTGGGGATGACGGAACTTCAGGGCAAGGTATTTGGCCTATTTATGCAACAGACGCCTCGGGTAGCAGCCAATCTTTTACAGTAGGATCTCGAGAATATGTAACTTTTTATGAAAGTATTTCTCAACCTACTTTACCAGTAAGTGGACAGACTTTTGTTAAATTTATTGGAGATGACGGTGTTACAGGAGATGATGCTCCAAGACTAGCAACTGTAAGGGTCTATATAGGTGCAACTTCTCAACCTTCTGCTCCAAGCGCTACTATTACTTGGTCTACTTTAGCAATTAGTGGATTAACTTCAGGGTGGTCTTTAACAGCACCTACTATTGATGCTTCAAGTACAACTACTTATTATTTTAGTGACATTAGTTTTACTGATGCTACAGCAAGTGCTACAACCACTAATGCAACAGGTACTACTCCTACACGTAGTGTTAACTTCGATGGTATTGTTAGTTTTACTAACCTTAATACTCGTTTGGCAGATGCTTCTACTGTAATTGATGGTGATAGAATCACTACAGGTACTATTGATGCAACTCAAGTAAGTGTTACCAACATTAGGGCAGATAGTATTTCTGTAGGTACTGGTACTATTAATACAGGGGTTATTCCTACGCTAGATCAGAGTAAAGTTAGTGGCTTAACAACAGATCTAAGTAATATTAACTCTGATGTAAGTACAGCTCAAAGTACAGCTAATACTGCTGTTAGTGATGCTTCAACTGCACAATCTACAGCTAATACTGCTGTTAGTGATGCAGCTACAGCTCAAAGTACAGCTAATACTGCTGCAAGTAATGCCTCAACAGCATTAAGCACTGCAAATACTGCAAACAGTACCGCTAATACAGCTTATTCAACTGCTATTGGTAAAATTAAAAGCTACTATCAGTCTAGTACACCAAGTGCTTCTGCAGTAGGAGATATTTGGTATAATACTTCTAATAATAAAAACTACTATTGGAATGGATCTTCTTGGACCCAAGTAAGTTTAGAAGCTGATAGTATTGTATCTACCTATATTTATGGCGGTAATATTACTGCTAGTCAAATTAACGCAGGTACTATTAACGCAGCCCGTATTCCTACGCTATCAACAGCTAAGTATGACATCATGACAGGAGATAGTTATGGTAGCAATAAAGGCCGAGACACTTCAACAGTTACTGGTACTTGTGCCACACTAACTTTTACACCAACAGCAACTTCGAATTGTGTTGTATTAGTAAATTCAGCGTTAGTTTTTCCAAGTGCGGCTACTGATAGTTCGTATAGTTATACTTTTAGACTATATGTTAACAATGTACAACAAGGCACAGAATATGGTTTTGGTCAGAACGATGGCGGCGCTTATACATATATACTTGTATTTGCCCATGGTTTTACTGCAAGTGCTAATACTTCTTATACAATTAGCATAGGATTTACTGAAAGCTACGGTAGGGCAAAGGCAATTAGTTGCAGTCAAGGTGCCTTAACTGCAATCTTTACTCAAACATAAGGATTAAAAATGTATACAGAGTTTGATTGGAATATGTTTAGAAAGCTGCGTAACAACATGTTGCAAAGTTCTGATAGACGGATGCTATGGGACAGCAATTTAACAGATGAAAAGAAACAAGAATGGGCTAACTACAGACAGGCTTTAAGAGATTTACCAGCTAACACTACAAATCCTCTTGAACCAAACTGGCCAGAAGCCCCAGAGTAAGGAGAATATTATGGGATATAGTTTAAGCCAGCGCTCTCTAGCAAAACTAGAGGGCGTTGATCCCAGTTTAGTAGCAGTTGTAAAACGTGCTATTGAACTAACTAAGGTAGACTTCGGAGTTGTTTACGGACTTCGTACTGTGGAAGAACAAGAAAAACTTGTTGCTGCAGGTAAGTCTCAAACAATGAAATCAAAACATCTAGAAGGTCGTGCAGTAGATCTCATGGCCTATGTAAATGGAAAAGGTTGTTGGGAACTCAATGTTTACGATGATCTTTGTGACGCTATGAAAGCTGCTGCAACTGAACTAGGTGTAGCAATCAAGTGGGGCGCAGCGTGGTCTGAAGGAGACATTCGTTCCTATCCAGGATCTTCTGAAGATGCTATGATGGCCTACATTGACCTCAGACGCTCACAAGGACGTAGACCTTTTATTGACGGACCTCACTTTGAACTTCTATGAGGTAAATAAAATGGCGCATACTATAGTCGATGACTGGAAAGTAATTCCAAGATTAATGATGTTAGCAGTTACAGTATTAACGTATCAAGCAGTCCATTGGTATATGGCACTCCCTGACCCTACTATTCAACAAAGTGGACTAGTTTCGGTCTGTATGGGAGCATTAACAGGTTGTTTTGGAATCTGGATGGGTAAAGAGTCAAAGACTACAGTAACGCCAATGAAGGTGACACATGAAGAAAGCTATAGTGGCTCTCCTAGCAAGTAGTTTTTTATTAAGCAGCTGCGGACTTTCTGGACTACCATTTTTTAGTGGTGGTGGCAGTGGTACTAACGTAGCTGCTAATACTCAGTTAGGAAAGACAAATAATCAAACAATAGGCGCTAGTGAATCTACTGATCAAACAATAAGAGTAGAAACGCTAGAGGGCACTGTAGAACAATCTAACGATAAAAACAAAGTAAACACCGAAAGTGTTGAAAACATTAACATTAATGAAATACCCCCTTGGGTACTGTTGTTATTAATCTTAGGTTGGTTACTACCCTCCCCTAATGAAATCTGGAGAGGTTTCTTACAAATGATTCGAGTAATTCGTGGTAAGGAATAAATACCTGACGTTTAAGAATAAAGGTTAATTAAAGGGACAGATTATATCTGTTAGTCTCTTTAGGTGGGGAGTTAAAATACCCCACCAAATTAATTTAAGGAGTTTAGCATGGCTAAAAAGAAAGATCCTCGGCTAGAGAGGGCTGGAGTATCTGGTTTCAATAAACCCAAAAGAACTCCTAATCATCCTACTAAGTCTCATATTGTTGTTGCTAAAGACGGTGACAAAATTAAGACAATTCGTTTTGGTTCTCAAGGCGTTAGTGGTTCCCCGAAAAAAGAAGGTGAGTCTGCTTCTTACAAAGCCCGTAGATTGGGTTGGAAAGCAAGACACGCTAAGAATATTGCTAAAGGCAAAATGAGTGCCGCATATTGGGCAAATAAAGTGAAATGGTAGGATAATATGGTACAGCTAACTAAACCAACAAAGGCTATTAAAAAGTCGGTAGCCGATCCTAGTGATAGTTATCAGTCCCTAAAACCTCTGTGGAAAAAATCCAGAGCAGTTTTACAAGGACAAGAGAATGTAAAGGCGCATGACGAGTTTATTGAACATGACTATTCAAACTTGTTAATTCCTTTTTCTCCTAGTATGACACAACGTCAATATGACTTTTACAGATCAGAGGCAGAACTTCCTGGACTTACAGCACAATACTGTAAAGTTCTTATTAGTTCTTTGCTTCGTAAAGACTCTCACATTAAGCTTCCAGAAGAACTACCAGAAGATGCTATCGATTGGATTCGTAATAACTTTACCCTTGATGGGCGTTCTCTATTTAACTTCCTTGATGCAGCTTTGTGGGAAGAGCTTCAAACCTCAAGAGCTTGGGTTTATGTAGATTATCCTCAACTTACTGAACAGCAGTTTGATATGATGGCTCCTGAAGAGCGTATGAATATCAAACCTTATCCAGTGCTTATTGAAGCTGAAAACGTAATTAATATACAAACTGATACACATCCAGTAACTCGCCAAAAGACACTTTCTCGTTGGGTAACTCGTTATTTAACCAAGCGCTATCCTGAAGATAATCCTTGGCACCCTAACTATATTGATACTGTATGTGATCACTATCTTGATGAGTCAGGTAAACTTGTTCTAGACTACTATGAACATCCAGACACAAATACAGAAATTAAAGTTCTTAACGGTGATATAAAACAAGAATACGAAGATCGTTTAACAGAAATTGGCTTTACTAAAGTTAATACTGTTTATCCAACTATGTTTGGTGAGCGAATTTCTCGTATTCCAGCCTGGCCTCTTAATGGTCATTTTGAACCTGTAGAGCCAGTGCTTATGCCTCTTATTGACAGAGAAGTCGCACTTTATAATAAGGTATCTCGCCGTAATCATTTACTTTATGGTGCTGCAACCTACACTCCTGTTGTACAATCAGATATGACAGATGAAGAATTTGAAGAAATTGTAAATGCAGGTTTAGGTACTTGGCTTCGTGTACGTAAAGATGAATCTATTAGTGTACTTGAAACACCTACTGCTGCACTTTCAGATATGGAAAAAGCAATTGACTCTACTGTAAATGAAATGGCTAAGATGGGTATTCGTATGCTATCACCAGAGCAAGCAGCTTCAGGTGTAGCTTTAGAAATACGTAATGCCTCTCAAACAGCACAACTAGGAACCTTAAATGCAAAAGTATCTGCAACTATTCGTGAAGTTATTGCTTTTATGCTTAACTGGAAGTATGGTTCTATGTATACTGCTGAAAATGTAGAATTTCAAATGTCTAATGACTTTGCTCCCATGGTTGGTGGTGAAGGCGCTATGCGACTTGTTTCGGAATGGTATCAAATGGGTATTATTAGCCGTTCTACATTTATTAATATTGCTAAATATAATGATTTCTTACCTGCTGATTACAGCGATGAAGATGCCATTGAAGAAATACAAACTGACCCTCTTACAAATCAACCTCAAGATGATGAGGTGCAAATAGAGGAATAACTCTAACTACTCGATGGAGTACTAGATGAATATCAACGATAAAATTTATGATCGAATTGTAGATCATATGGCAGATGTAAGGTTATATGAAGAAGGAATTCAAATCCAGAATAGACGTATTATAAGACGTCATAGAAAAAATTTAAGAGACTTGCTTAGAAAAAATATTAGAAATGATGTTTCTAAAGAAGTAAGTCGCTTTGGTACAGAACTTCTTTCTCACAAAAAGAATTCTGTTAAAGAATTTTCTACTTCTCAATTAGACTTTCATAGCGATAACCTTTACAAAGAAGTTAAAGACTTTTACAAAGTTAATAAACCTAAGACAAGAGAGTTATTAGCTGAAGTAACTGGCCCTACTATGCGTGGGGCAAAAGGTCTTAGTGATAATGTTAAAAATATTTCTGCAGGTGAACTTGTTAGAATCCAGTCTAAAGTTAAAGCTGGACTAGCAAACAATAAGTCACCAAACGAAATTATTGCAGATGTCTTAAAAACTACTAAAATAACAGAATATCAAGCAAAAACTTTGACAAGAACTGCCATAACTTCTACTCAAACAGCAGCACTAAGAAAAGTAGCAGAAGACAATGAAGATATAATTAAAGGTTTTATGTTTACTGCTATACTTGACTCTCGTACAAGCCCTATTTGTACACATCATAACGGTAAAGTTTATGACCTAAATGACAAAAGGTTTATACCACCTTTACATTGGAATTGTCGTAGCTCAATGACTCCTGTACTTAAAAACAAACAGGAATTATTTCGTGAGCAAACCCCTAGACTAAAAAAGACAAAATTAAATGTAAAAAGTGATCAAGAGCTTAACGGACTTCCTCCAAAAAAAGAAAGCTTCGGTAACTGGTTAAAAAGACAGTCTATGGATATTCAGAGTAAAATGTTAGGCTCTGAAGATGCTGCAAACTTGTTTAGACAAGGTAAATTAAAAGCAGAACAATTTATTACGCCTAAAGGTAAAGCGTTAAGCATACAAGCTTTACGGGCTAAGGCTGCAAATGCTACTGCTGTTTATCGCCCTAAACAAAAGATTAGAGAACAAGATATTCGTCTACAAGCGACTAGACCTTCATCTTTAATTAGAAACCCTAAAAACAAAGATGACCTAAGACAATTATTTATATTAGACTCTGATGACTTTAGTAAAACAATGTCTTTAACTGACTATAAAGGTACTAGTCTAGTTGGCAAACAAGCCTCTCGAAGAAGAGTTGGAAATGAATTTGATGAGCGTAACTTTAGTGCTGATCCTTTAACAGGTGAAATTAAAAACAATAATATTTATGATCCTGATTTTAATCTCTATCAAGAGCGTTTAGACTTTATGCGTAATTCTAAACTTTTATCTGCTGATCAAAAACAATTTATTGAATCTTTTACTGCAGGATTAAATGATAAAATTTCTTTAAATCAACAAACAGTTGTAGTAGAAAATCTCAGAGTTGTTTTTGAGCGTTATGCTAAAGATAAAATTCCATGGGGAGATTTTGCAGCGGTTGTTAGAGCAGAAAATAGATTTGCCGTTCAAAACGTTTCTAGATTACTAGATACACGTTCTCGCAAACGTTCTGAGATGTTTGTTAGTTATTTGTCAAAAGATACTCCCCAAGTACAAATTATGGGTAAGTATTATAACTTTGCTGATTTACAAAGAGATCAACTAGCTGATCAAAGATTTATTGACGGTTGGCGAAGAACAGAAGGTAAAAAACTTGCAAGACAACTATTTATCTCTGGAAGAGCGCCTTTAAGACTTTACTTTAATAAGTTTACTGAAAAATATCCTACTAAAGAGAAGTTAAAGAAAAATCTTCTTAGACGATATCCTAAAGTTAATGCTGCCTATAAGGCATACAAAAAAGCTTATAACAGAGAACCTACAGATTCTTGGCTAACTCAAAGAATAGCAGGTAATCGAGAAGCTATTCGGCGTATTCTTGATAGAGAATTCTTAGTTGCATCTAAAAAACCTAGTGATAATATTTTTAATGAAAAGGCAATTGATAGTTTAACTAAAATTTCTAAGTTAATTTCATCAGGGCAGTCTACTGACTATGATACACTTGCTATTAATATTGGTAAGCAATTTTCAAAAGACTTCCAAAATATTATACCCTTTACTAAGCATACGCTTAAAGATCATCATACTGAAGGTTCTAGAATACTAGAGTTTTTCAGACAACAAGGTTATATTCGTGTTCAATTCAGAGGCAAAACTCGTAGAGGAGTTATTGACGTTGAAACAGGAAGAGCCTCTGGTGGTTGGGGAGATACGATTTCTAGAGAAGTAATTGTTGTTAATAAAAACTTACTTAAGCTTCAAGAAGCAGAACGTAAGGTAACAATTTCTAGAAGGTTAGGTATAACTTCTGCAAGAGATAGGCTTTATGTTAAGGCTAATAAGAAAACTTATATAGATGCTAGAGGTAATGATACAGGACTTCCTTTAATTTCTAGAGATAAGTTTGCAGATTACGATGCTAAACAAATTGATCGTGACATGGCAAGAACATTAAATCACGTTATGAACGTAGAATACGGAGTAGACGATGAATTTTTTGGATTCATGGACGATCTCGCTAGATTTAGGGATCCCCGAGGCAACACAAAATATTATGACAGTCTCAACGAATTTAGGCACGAAATACTTAATCGTGGAGAGCAAGGTTATGGCCTCATGGCAACAGCTAAATACCACGCTCAACGAGGTAGGAATTTTCGTACTACTGCCTTTATAGACTCTCGTGGCCGTATTTATCATAGAGGGTACTTAACACCTACTGGTGGTGAGCTAGTAAGACCTTTTCTTAACTCTGGTCGTGCTGTTAATATGACGGATGAGGCCTTAGATGAGTTAAAAGTACAAATTGGTGCTCTAATTGGACCTGGAACTGAAGCTCTTACTCAAGCAGGCCGCCGTGCAATTTTTGAAAGAAACAGGCAAAGTCTTATTGACTTAGGCGAAACTATGATGGCTAAGACTCAACGTGATAGACGAATGAGAGAATTCTTAGAACATCCTTTATTGAGAGGGTTGGAAGGTGCTGAAGTTGCTAAACTTTCTAGAATGGCCTTAGAGTATGCAAGAATTGAAAGACATCTTAAATCAGGTAAACCTTTAAGAAGTTATAAGACTAAATTAATGATCGAAAATGACGCTAGTTCTTCTGGTGCTCAGATTATTGGTTTATCTACTGGTGATAGAAGTATTGCAGAAGCAAGTAATGTTTTGGCTACAACTCAAAAAAATAGACTATATGACCTTGTGGCTATGGACACTATTAATGATCCAGACTTTAGAAAAATTCCTGCTTTAAGAGACTCTAATTTAACTTGGGAAGATTTAGCAAAAGCTGCCAAGTATCAAAACATGGTTGGTTTCTATGGTGCAGGAGCTGCAACTAAAACAGCTAATGTTTCTAGAGGTCTTGTTAAGGTTTTAGATGATAAAGGCTTTTTAACTATTACTAAAGATAATCTTAATGCTAACTTAAGAATTATTGATGGTAAAATAAAACTAGCAAAGAGAGAAGGTGCTACTTCTGTTGTTGCCGAATTAGAAAGCTTTAGATCTGAACTTGTAAGTTTAATAAATAAAGGACAACCTGTAGGAAGAAAACTTCTTAAAGATGCTCAAGACATTCACCCTGATGTTGGTGATTTTGTTAGAGAAATAAGCAATGCAAGACGAGGTATTGTTACTCCAAAAGATTTTTCGGAGATATCTCGTATTATGAGTAAAAATATGTCTGCTCGTGCTCCTGTAACTGATAACTTTATCAATTATTGGAAAAAAGTAGCAACACGTTATGTTAATGAAACCCAAAAGACAGATATTCCTTGGGTTACATTTGACGGTAAAGTAATGATGCAACGTTATCGTTTTAAAGAACAGGATCGTATTGAATTTGAAGATCCTGTTACTGGACGTAGAGTTGCAAACATCTATGAAGACGCATCAACAGACGGAAAACTTTTAGGAAAAGCTTCGTTAAATGATGCTAGAATTGGATTAGGTGTTAACGGAAATCACAGTAATGACGCTGTTATCGTACGAAAGTTCCATCAATGGGGGCTTAAAAACAACGTTGAAACTGCAACTATCCACGATGCTTTCTTTACTAATATTAGTGAAGCAAGACGTGCGAAAGATGCTTTAAGAACCATCTATGCAGATGCTCTTGAAGGTGATACTATTAGAAAGACCTTACGTGAGATGCGTAGACAAGGTCTTTCAAGAAAATCTTATAATGAGCTTTTAGCTGAAGCTAAACGGTTAGGTTTAATTGACCCGCCAAATAAGATAACAAGAAAAGACATACTAGAACCCTTAACGGGTAATAAAGACTGGTATGGCATTGGTCCGTAGTTATTTGTAATAGCCTATAGGACTTTATTTAAAACGTGTCTGTGACACAAATATTAACTCAAGCTGTGCTTGAAAGGAAAAAATTATGAGTGAAGAAAATACAGTAATTGAAGAAGAAACAGTAGAAACAGTCCAAGAAGAGACTGAACAACAACCAGAGGCACCAGAAGCTAAAGCGGACGAGGTAGATCCGATTGAGGCAGCGGTGCAAGACCGTCTTCAACAAATGAAGCAAAACATGGACCGCATGGTTCGAGAGCGAGATGAGGCACTTAAGAAAGCTGCTGAAGTCGAACAAGCACAAAAGGCTGCTGAAATTGAACGTTTAGAAGCCGAAGGAAAACTTAAAGAAGCTCTTGAAATGAAGCTAGCTGAAGCTAACGCTAAACTAAAGGTGTTCGAAGAAGAAAACACTAAGCTGAACCGTGATAATGTTGTGAACACACAACTAGCTACACTAGAGTTCCGCAATGAGCGTAGTCGTCAAATGGCACAGCGTGATATCGTTGAGCAACT